CTATGGTGGTCTTCGATGAGACCCACCTCTACACTAAGCCTGAACTCAAACGGATGTACGCGACTGTTCGCCGTAACCTCGCTAAGAGGAAGTCGGCCGAACCGTGGTCGCTTGAAACGTCGACGATGTATTTCCCTGGGGAGAAGTCGGTCGCTGAGGAAACTCACGACTTGGCTCGTAAGATAACCGAGGGTAAGACTAAACGGCAGAGGTTATTGTTCGACCACCGTGAGGCTCCCGCCGATGTGGACTTGACTAATGAAAAGCAGGTCCGTAAAGCGTTAGAGGAGTCGTACGGTCCGTTCGCCCAGGTGATGGACTTAGAGCGCATCATATCTGAGATTTACGACCCTCGTAACGACCCGCAGGACTCTAGACGTTACTATTTCAACCAGCCGACCTCTTCGAGGGACGCATGGGTGTCCGCCCCAGAGTGGAACGCCTGCTACGATGAAGAGAAAACAGTCGCTAACGGTGAGGCCATCACGCTTGGTTTTGACGGTTCCCGCCGTAGGTCACGTGGTATCGCTGATGCGACTGCTTTAATCGGATGTCGCGTTTCAGACGGCTATCTTTTCGAGATACAAGTGTGGGAACAACCGGACGGCCCCGCTGGGGACGACTGGGAGACGCCCGCTGCTGAGGTGGACGCCACAGTTCGCCAAGTGTTTAAAGACTACAACGTGGTGGCGTTTTTCGCCGACCCTGCCCTGTGGGAGTCTTACATCGCGAACTGGGAGTCGGAGTTCGGCAAACGGTTAAAGGTGAAGGCCACCCAACGTCACCCTATCGAGTGGTGGGTGTCTGGTGGCCGGTCTTACCTGATGGTCCGCGCTCTCGAACAGTTCCACTCTGCCGTGGTCGACCGTGAACTTACTCACGATGGCTCACGTATTCTCACCCGACATGTTTTGAACGCTAGACGTCGCGCCGGTAGGTCCGGTATGCAGATAGCGAAGGAACATCCAGACAGTCCTAACAAGATAGACGCTGCCGTGGCTTCGACGCTCGCTTGGGCAGCCCGGTTGGACGCTCTGGCTAAAAACGCTAACCGTGGTGCTAGCTTCGTACCACGCAAACTTAGGTAAGGTCTTATGGCTTCGAACTTGAGCAGGTCACAGCAGGAGCTGTTACATAAACTACGTAACAACAACATGCATTTCAACCTGTTGGAACGGTACTACGATGGTGACGCGCCTTTGCCAGAGTCGGCGGATGGTCAGTCTCGTGCGTATCGTCGTTTCCAACGGAAAAGCCGGTTGAACCTCGCTCAGTTGTCTGTCGCTGCGGTGCGAGAGCGTATGGTCATTGGTGGTTTCCGCACTGGGGCTGAGGATGACGAAAACGGCGACCGTGTCGCTCGTCGCCTTTGGAAGTACAACAACTGTGACGCTCTTTCTGCCGACTTGCATTCTTTGTTCCTCCGTTTCGGTGTGGCTTACGCCATGGTCGGTTTCCCTGACGAGGCTGAGTTTCCGGTGTTGACGGTTGAAGACCCCCGGCAGATGTGCGCTTATACTGACCCGGCTCAACCGAACCGAGTCACTGAAGCGGTGAAGGTGTTCACTGAATACGGCGTCCACTACCTGTACTCGTATGGTCCGGACGAAGTCCAGGTTTACGTGAAAGACTCAGACGACAACATCTTCGACGCTGAAGGTTGGGAACTGTCGATGACGATGGCGAACCCCATCGGCGAAGTCCCTGTAGTTAAGTTCACGAACTCCGACGAACGCGGTGAGTACGAACCTTACTTGGATATCATCGACCGCGTCAACCACATGATTCTCCAACGGTTGGTTATCGCCACTACGCAGGCTTTCCGTCAACGAGTGCTCAAAGGTGACTTTCCCACTCATGACGCTGACGGTAACGAAATCGACTACAACGGTATTTTCGAGTCGTCCGCTGGTTCACTATGGATGATACCTGATGGTGCTGACGTGCAAGAACTCGCACAGGCTGAGATTCAAGGTATCTTGTCTGCGGTTCGCGCTGACATTCAAGATTTCGCAGCAGTCACCCGTACGCCGATGCACTATTTCATCCCTGAGGGTGTGAACGGTTCGGCGGAGGGGGCTCAACTGGCCCGTGAAGGTCTAGTGTTCAAAGCTGAAGACCGTATCGCCCGTGCCACCCCTGGCTGGTCGAAGGTCATGAGCTTGATGTTCCAGTGGTTGGGTGATGACGTCCGTGCTGCCCTGCTCGACCTCGAACCTTTGTGGAAACCCGCTGAACGGTATTCACTCGCTGAACGTGCTGATGCGAACACCAAGTTCCAGGACATGCCGTTCAGGTCTCGTATGTCGCTTATCGCTCAGTTCTCACCGTCGGAGATTGAGGAGATGGAGACTCAACGGGCCGGCGAAAACCTTATCGCGCAGGCTTTGGTGACGGGTGAACCTGCACCGGGTGGACAGACTGAGCCAGTCTAATGACAGTCCGTAACGACCTCGCGTTAGCTTCAGGTCGGACGACCACTGCTCTAGTGCGTGGCTCTGGTCGTGTGGCCGGCAGTATCTTCTCCCAGTTGGGGTCGTGGCGCGACGCAGACGTACCTGGTTACGTCCAACAAATAACACCGGTTTTGAACGGTGCGAAACGCGAAGTCTCACAATCCACTGTGGCTTTTTATCAGTCTATCGCTCGGTTGACCGGTCAAGACTTCCAACGTCCGGTGATTACCGCTTCGGACTTGTCGACTCAAGCTCTACGTAACGGCATCACCTCTGACTTGGTTTACCGCCGTCCGTTCGTGGACTTACGGCGTAAACTGGCTGACGGTTCTCAAATGTCTGAGGCTATTGAAGCTGGTGCTCGTCGAGCGAACTTGTTAGCGCAGACTGAGATTGAACTTGCGAAACGTAACGTCGGTTTGAAGGTACGTCAGGCGAATCAAAACATCGTCGGTTACATTCGGACTCTGACGGGGAGTGAGAACTGCGCTCTTTGTTATGTGGCTTCCACTCAACGTTACCGACGTGGCGACTTGCTCCCTATCCACCCTGGGTGTGACTGTGGGGAGATGCCACTTTACGGCACTGACGACCCAGGTCAAGTGATTGACCAAACTCGGTTAGACGCTACACACCAAGCGGTGAACGAACGGTTTGGTCGTTTCGACTTGTCGGCTCGTGATATCGATTACCGTCAGATACGTATCACTAATCATGGTGAGATGGGGCCGATGTTGTCGGTCTCTGGTCACACGTTCAAGAAGGCTAAGAACCTCGACGTGCCGACTGAACTGCCGGTGCCCGACCTCGCTGCAGGGCAGGTAGTGGACTTGTCAACTAAGTCAGACGCCGTGTTCATGCAGACCGCACCATCGCCTGATGCGTTCGACGCCTTAGCGGACTATCAAGGTTCAGGGTATGTCAGAATGAACACCGCTCTGCGGACGGGTAAGCAACTGGATGACCCGGCCACTGGAAAGTTGATTGACGACCTGCAATCGATGTTTGTTATCAGTCGCACGCACTCAACCCGCTTTGTAGCACGCAAAGTCGGTTTTGACGCCTTCGGTATCACCGGCGCGCCTGTAGAAAGAGCTACTGCTCTTAAAGCCCTCAAAGGCGAGGTTATCGAAGAAAAAGGCTTCATGAGCACGTCAAAGACCGTGGCTCCGGGCACGAGACCTATCGTGTTCGACATCGAAGTGCCGGAAAACACACCGGCTATCGATGTAAACCATGTGCTCGGCAGCGAGTCGGGTTTTGTCGACGAGAACGAGCTAATCCTGGCTCCCGGCACGAGGCTTCTTATTCAAGAAGTCGAAGAGACAACCGATACTCTTAACATCACAGCTAAAGTAGTGCAGGAAGGCACAGAATGAGCGCATTAGAGGATGACCCAGGCGAGTTCAAAGTGGTTAAAGTCATCGATGGCGTCGAAGTCCGCCTGACACTTGAAGAACTAATCGAATATAACCAACAACAAGCTTCCGCGTAGGCGGATAGGCCCGAGACGGGCGAACCCAATCCGAGATGGAGGGACCACCAATGTCCGAAGACAACATCACAACCGAAGAAAACACTGAAGAGGCCGAGGCCGAAACGACTGAAGCTGAAGCAGAGCCTACCGAACTGCCCGACGACCACCCGCTTGTTAAGACTTTAGCGAAACAGCGGGCTGAGTTGAAAGAGCTGAAGAAAAACTACAATAAGGCCAGCAAAGAGCTGTCCGAGGCACGCCTAGCGAGTCTCACGGACCAGGAACGCCTAGTTGAAGATGCTAAGACGGAAACGGCGAAGCAGATTCGAATGGAGTTCGCAGAGAAGCTTGTTGAGGCTGAGTTGAAGTCGGCTTTGAACGGCCGGGTTTTGAACGGCGACGCAGTGCTGCAGTTCGATAAGGCGACGTTTGTCGACGATAACGGTGATATTGACAGCGAGTCTATCGCGACGTGGGTGGATGCTCACAGTACACAGGCCGAGGCACCGAAACCAGACTTAGGTCAGGGTGCCCGCGGGTCTACTAAGTCACAAGCTCAAATCCGTAGTAGAGATGAGCTTGCTAACATGTCCCCTGATGAGATTCTTAAGGCTCGTAAAGAAGGCCGGTTAGACACTCTGATGGGCAAACTCTAACTGAAAGGAGATAGCTTTGGCTATCGACAACTTTATTCCCGAGGTATGGGCTGCTGGGGTCACCCAGTCGTTCATTGCCAACCAGACGGTTATCCCTACTCTGAACAACGCGTTCACGGGTGACGTGGTGGCCGGCTCCAAGGTGCACATCATCAATGCCACCACTCCGACCATCGTTGACTACGCTGGTGCTTCGCGGTCTATCACCGCTGAGGCTCTCAACGACACCGAGGTCGAGCTGAACATCGACCAGGAGAAAGCCTTCTCCGTGAACATCGACGACGTGGACCGCGTGCAGGCCTCGTCCGAGTTCGCACCGTGGGTTGACTCTGCCGGTCGTGCGCTTGCTGAAGACGCCGAAGAGTACCTGCTCAACACCATCATGTTGGTTGGTGCGACCAACTCGAACCCGACTGACATCGTGGTGAACTCCGCTGAGACTGCTCTCACCGCTGTTCGCACCATGCGTACCGACATGAGCCAGGCCAAGGTGCCGGCTTCCGGTCGTTACCTGGTCGTGTCTCCCGAGTTCGCCGACTACCTGATTCAGGGACTCGACGACGTTTCGGTGGCAGGTCAGGACAGCGAACTCCGCAACGGTGTTATCGGTCGTCTGTACGGCTTCACCGTGTTGGAGTCCCCGCTGATTGACTACAGCGGAAACACCAACGGTGCGTTCGCCTACCACGAGGCCATGGTTGCCTTCGTGAACCAGGTTCAGTCGCTTGAGACCCTCCGTAACCCCACCAAGTTCTCGGACATCGTCCGTGGCTTGAACGTCTATGGAGCCAAGGTCATCAAGTCGGATGCGGTCTACCGCTACTTCACCGGCTAATAACTGAACATCCGGTGGGGGTGGTCTTAACGGGCCACCCTCACCAACCTAACACTTAGAAAGGACGTCATGGCCCTCGCTACCATCGCAGACGTTGAAGCTCGACTGGGTCGGTCATTGACCGCCGGCGAGACTAGCCAAGCCACGGCGTGGTTAAGCGACGCTTCAGCCATGTTCGTCCAACGGGCCGTCCAAAAGTTCGAAGAGTTGAACTCGGTCGTCCGGCTTTTCCCCCGTGATGGTATCGTCCGACTCGTCCAAAGACCAGTCGTCACCATCAACTCAGTCACCGATATCGACGGGGCTGAGATAGACTACACTTACGACGGCCACCAATCCATCTACGAACTGGGTACTTACTCGCCGGTCATCGTCGATTACGACCACGGTTCTTCCACTATCCCTGACGACGTCGTCGCAGTGGTGGCTGGTATGGTCGTCCGCACCCTGCTCATCCCAGACGATGCAGCAGCCGGCGTCCAACAGCAAACAGTCGGACCTTATTCACAGTCTTACGCTAACTGGGCGGTCGGCCGTCAAATCCTCATGTCGCCGTCTGACATCGAGGTGGCTAACCACTACCGCGAGAAAACCTTCCGCTCGACCTCTACCATCGGAAACGGAAACTATGGAGTCTATTACCCAAATCCGACGAAGTTCGACCTCTACCGATGACTACGGCCAGCCGGTTTACACCACCACCGAGACTACCGTTCAAGCTATCGTCTCCGCTCGTATCTCTGGCACTAACTTTGACGCAGACCAAATCGTCATCACAGACGGACTAACTATATACTTACCTGCTGGTACTGACGTTCAAGACGACGACCGGTTCACCATCCGTAGTAAAACTTACGAGATTGACGGTGAGGCGTTCGAATGGAAAGAAGGCCTAGGCTCTTGGAACCCCGGCGTGGTCGTCAACTTACAACGCGAGACTGACCGTGGGTAAGTCGAAGATACCCGGCGGTGGGGGTGAGGTCAAGCTCGACTTTAAAGGAATGCGCAAACTCCTTAAATCCGCAGAGGTGATGAACGAACTCACTGAACGGATGCGCCGAGTCCAAGCAGCACTGCCCGGCTCTGAACTGAGAGCCACCCGTTCGCCTAGTCGTGCTAGAGTGCGTGTGGCTTACGGGTCGGACTATGAAGAGGCTAACACTGGTCGGTTGACTAGGGCGTTAGACCTAGCGCAGGGTGAACGCGGATACAAAGTTAAAACACGTAAGCCGAAGGCGAGGTAATCGTGGCAGATGGGGTCATCTTCTCTGACATCATGTCGCACCTCGTGACACGACTCAGCTCAGGACTTACAGCTCAAGGTTTCACAGGGACAAGAGTCGGTATACTCGCTGACGACTCCGACTCCCAAGTGATTATACGCCGAGACGGTGGTGTTGAAAGGTCAAAGACCATAATGACCGACTCTATCGGCGTGAACGTGTACGAAACCTCGTACGCAAACGCCGAGTCGTTAGCCAGGACCGTGATGGCCCTATTCGACGACTTACCCGACGGTAACCCGATTGTCGACGTCAGTGTTGAAAGTTCAATCCAAGACGTCACCGACCTAAAGGCTCAGCGCCGTTTCATGCGCTTTGCCGTTGACCACCGAGGTTCCAACCTCAACTAGATAAGGAGTTAACATGGCTTTAGACTCTGACAACGTTAGAGTAGCCGTAACCGGTGCGGTTTACGTCGCCCCTACAGGCACGACCTCACCGAACTACAGCGATGACACTTTGGACGCTGCATTCCAAGACCTGGGATACGTCAGTTCAGATGGCATCACCGAAACGATTGATAAGAGCACCACTCAAATCCGGTCGTGGCAGGACGGCTCACTCGTCCGTGAAATCGTCTCCGAAGGTACCTACTCTGTGGAGTTGACCTTCATCGAGACAAACCAAGACGTAGTGGAACTGTACTACGGGGGTTCGCTCGTGTCCGGTTCGTTGAACATCGACCCCCGTTCCAGCGGTGGTCGTCAGTCCTTCGTTATCGACGTCATCGACGGTACGAACATCGAACGAACCTACATCGCTGCAGGTGAAATCACCTCAGTAGGTGAGCGCACACTCGCATCAGGTGAGGCTATCGGTTACACTGTGACCATCACCGCCTATGCTGATGCGACCGAAACAGTCGCCACTAAGCTGTTCAGCAGTTTCGGTTCCACCGAACCGTAAGCAGTTAGGTGGGGGTCGGTTTTCCTTCCTTCCCCGGCCCCCACTTACCAACCACACTAAGGAGACACCTTGACTTACGAAATCAAACATGGCAAAAAATCAGTACACCTCCCCGCGTTCGGCGACATCCCGACGGGGGTCGTTCGACGTGCCAGGCTGGAAACCCAACAGGACCAGAGCTGGTTCATCCTCGAACAGACCCTCAGTGAAGACGACCTCGCAGTCGTCGATGAACTACCGCTTTCCGTTTTCGCAGAGCACATGAAGAAGTGGACCGGTGGAGTCGGCCTGGGGGAATCTTAGCGGTTGTTGAGCTAATCAACAACCACCGACCCGCGTTCACCTACGACTTTCGGTCTCGGTTCAGCCTCTCACCTGATGACATCGGTGAGAAAGTAAGTTGGGCCGACGCCGTGTATCTGGTGGCAGTGTTGTTACGCGACCCATCCTCTTGGTTGCAAACATCTGTTAATAAGTGGTCGCATCCCGTCTCTTACGAATGGGCTGTACACGCTGCCACCTACGACATGTTAGCGCAAGTCAACTCGAAACGTAAACCTAAACCGTTCCCCCGTCCGTGGCCTGACGCTAATAAAAACCGCAAAGGCACTGCTAGAAAAGACGGCCGGGAAATCCTCGCTAGAGCAAGACAGGGAGAGTTCAAGTGGCAGAACAAGCCTATGCGTACGTCACGCTAATCCCAGTCGCCGAAGGCTTCCAACGGGGCATTGCCAAAGAACTAGGCGGTGTGAACAACGTTGGCAAGAAAGCCGGTCAACAGCTCGGTGGCGGGATGAAAGGCTCGTTCGGTAAAGCCATCGGCGGTATCGGTGCAGTTGTCGGTGGGGCTTTGGCTGCAGCCGGTGTCGGCCGTTTCTTCTCTGGAGCTATCGACGAGGCTAGTAACCTCGGTGAGTCGCTCAACGCCGTTTCGGTCGCTTATGGTGATGCGAGCGAAGAGGTCGTTAAACTCGGTGAGACCGCAGCCTCTCGACTCGGTGTTTCACAGACTAAGTTCAACGAGGCTGCAGTTCGCTTTTCAGCGTTCGGTGAGCGTGTCGTCGGTGAGGGTGGTAACGTCGCCGGGTTCGTCGATGATATCACCACTCGTGCCACAGACTTTGCTTCAGTGTTCAACGTTGATGTGGCTGAAGCTTTGCAGGTTTTCCAGTCCGGCCTGTCAGGTGAAGCTGAACCACTGAAACGGTTCGGTATTAACCTGCTTGATTCTGAAGTCCAAGCTTACGCTTTGCGTGAGGGTCTTATCGGTGTCGGCGAGCAGATGACCGAAGACCAAAAAACGCAAGCGCGTTATGGCTTGTTGATGGAAGAAACGGCCAAAACGCAGGGTGACTTTGCTAACACCTCTGATGGGTTGGCTAACTCACAGCGTATCCTCGGTGCAAACTTCGACGACATGCGAGCACAAATCGGTGGCGCACTCGTCCCCGTGTTCGCTAACCTTACCAGTTCGCTCGTCCCTGTTATTGAACAAATGGGGCCGGTTCTCACTGAGACGATGGAAGCTCTCGCGCCGGTCATCGAAGACTTAGTAAAGCAGATACCGGGCATCCTTGAAGGTTTCCTACCTCTCATTCCAGTTCTCGGTGAACTGGCTGGGGTGTTCTTCAACCTAGTCACTGACTTACTGCCGGTGTTCCTCGAAGTGTTCGAGATGCTCATGCCGGTCATCATCGACTTAGTGCCTATCATCGCACAGTTCATCTCCGAAGCACTCGCAGTTTTAGTGCCCATCATCATGCAGTTGCTCGAAGCACTCATGCCGATAGTGATGGCCCTGCTGCCAGTCTTCATGCAGTTGTTCGAAGCTTTGGCACCCGTCGCCATCCGACTTATCACGGCCATCGCTCCGCTTATCGAACAGCTCCTGCCTTACTTTATTCAACTGGTCGAGTTCCTCACCCCCATCTTGGTGTTCGTCGGTGAGCTACTTGGAGCTATCCTCGTCGGCGCGATTGAGTTTTTCGTCGACGCAGTTGAAAACATGTCCGACCGCATTCAAGCGTTCAACGAGTTTTTCACCGACGTGTGGAACGGCATCAAAGACTTTTTCGAGGACATCATCAACGGACTTATCTCCGGCTTCGAAGGTTTCGTTAACGGGGCCATTCGTGGTATCAACCAAGTCGTCGATGCCATCAACTCGCTGTCATTCGAAATCCCCGACTGGGTTGAGGGTTTCGGTGGTAAACGCTTCGGCTTCAACCTGCCGAAGATATCGGAGATTAGCCTACCGCGTGTGGCCCTCGCCGAAGGTGGACTGGTCACAAAACCGACCAACGCACTAATCGGTGAGGCCGGCCCAGAGGTGGTCATCCCACTTGACCGGTTCGAATCGATGATGACACCCGACAACGCCGGCGGTACAGTCAACTACTATGCAGCACCGAATAAGTCATTCGACGCCGAGCAAGAACTGAGACTGGCCATGGCGAGAACGAGGTTGATGGCGTGAGCGGATACAAACTGACCGGTGCGAACGGCGACGAAATCACCTTCGACCGAGACAACTATATCCTCAACCCCGGCCTCATCGGGTTCGGTATCCCACCAACACAGGTGCGTATTGACGACTCTGTCCGTGCAGGTGGTGTTCACCGCAACACCCGGCGAGCCACACGTAACGTAGACCTCCCTGTTACAGTGGTCGGCACTGACGCGCTTGATGTCGAAACGAAACTACGGCGACTGGCCAAACTGACGCAGGACGTGGAAGGCCCGACAGTTCTCACTGTGTTACGAGACGCTGGCAACCTCACGATGGAGTTGCACTACAACGGTGGGGCTGAACTGACTTTCGACCAAGAAAGTAGCGGTACCCGTCACGCCCGTGTAGTGTTGTCTTTCCAAGCTCCCAACCCCTATTGGCAGTCGGCAGACACTGAATCATTCTCGGTCACTGCGGGTAATACCGGCCGTGGTCTCTTACCTAACCTCACTAAGTTGCAGGTGGCCTCGTCACAGGCTATCGGTCTTATCAACGTAAACAACACTTCCGACGTGCCAGTGTTCCCAACTTTTGAGGTCATCGGACCGGTCGACAGCTTAGTGGTGACGCTCAACGGCCAAGGTTGGTCATTCAACACGTCAGTGTCCACCGGTGAGATATACACGGTTGACCACACGAACTCGACCGTGGTCGACACGGCTAACGCTAACCGTTATGACATCTTAAACTCAGCACCGAAGTTCTTTTCATTCCCGCCCGGTACCAGTTCAGTGCTCATCACAGGGACTGGTGCGACGATTGACACCTCAGTCACCTGTTCGTACAACTTGGCTTATGAGGTCGTCCACGGATGAGAATCGAAGACCTCACGGTAGAGGTGCGTAACGCACAACTGACGCGGGTCGGTCGACTCGACGGCGCAGACATCGTCAACGCCCTGTTTATTAACAAGTTTAATGAAGTCGGCGAGTGGACTATCCAGTTGCACGCTACCTCGCCCCTCGCAGACTCACTCCGAACACCCGGATATGGCATTATCGTCACCGGACCGACCGGGGTCGTCCTCTCCGGGCCGACCATGTCAGCGAAACTGTTACAGTCAGACTCCGACCCTGCCGGTACGTGGACTATCTCCGGCGCGAGCGACACGGTCATACTATCTGAACGACTCGCCTACCCAGACCCGACCGAAGCAGACGTCACCGCTCAAGACGCAGCATTCGACACTCGAACCGGCGTGGCCGAAACCGTATTGAAAGAATACGTAGACGCCAACCTAGTCTCCGGACCGAGCATCCGACAGGTGGCCAACCTCACTGTAGCGACTGACCAAGCCCGTGGTACTAGTGTCCGTGGTTCAGCACGTTTCGACACGATGCAAGACCTTTTCTTCGACCTCGCTCAAACAGGCGGTGTCGGATACCGTATCGAACAAAACGGCTCCGGTTTAGAGTTTGAAGTGTACGAACCGACCGACCGGACAGCGTTAGTCCGATTCGACGTGGAAAACGGCCGACTCACCTCAGCCGATTACAGTTACCTCGCGCCGATGGTCACCCGCGCTATCGTCGGAGGGGCAGGCGAGTTAGATGAACGTCTTTTCTACGAAGGCACGCTCACTCAATCGACCACCGCTGAAACCGTCTGGGGTCGCCGTATTGAACAGTTCGTCGACGCCCGCAGTACCGAGTTGACGGCCGAGTTCGAACAGGAAGCCAACGAAGCACTTATCGACAACGGTAAAACCCGTGTCTCCGTCAACGTCAACCCAGCCGACAACGTCACGATGCTATACGGTGAAGACTGGGGTCTCGGCGACACAGTGGAAGTCACCGTCGGTAATATCACCACGACCGGCGTCGTCTACACTGTGGCTTTGTCTATCCAAACAGACGGAGTATACCTCGCTGCAGAGGTCGGTAAGACCAACCCACGTGAATACGAACAGAAACTCACCGCAGTCACTAGTAACCACGAGAAACGCCTATCTGAGATAGAGCGTAACACCACCGGCTACGGCGTTGTGACTACTTTCGATGGCATTCAAGGTGGTACGGACGGTACACAGCCGACCTTCTCCGGAGAGGTGTTCACGGCGACTTACACACGGTTCGGCGACATGGTGCACTTCGCTTACACGGTGGACTTCGACAACATCCTCACCTTCGGCACTGGTCAATACTTCATGACTTTACCGTACAACGCCCGACGGCCACACACTTTCAACGGTGGGGCTTTGACCGACGATTCGAGTGGCTCGGTATATTCGATTATCGGTAACGTCGCTGCAGGTTCGAACGTCATGACCTTGTCTTACATCAAGTCGAACGGTGAGACTGAACCTTTCGAATACAACAAACCTATCACTTTAACTACGGCTGACAGCTTCGATATCAACGGCATTTACGAGATGGAGACCTAATGGCTCAAACCAGTTTCCCTTTTGAGGGGATAGACACGACTGAGACGCAGTTCTCACAATGGGCACGTAACTTTAACTCCGGTGTGGATGACGTCCCCACTGGTACGGGTCTGCAGGTGACGGTCGGTACTGGACTGGCAGTGAACGTCGCAGCAGGTGAGTCGATGGTGCGTGGTCACTATTACATCTCCGACGCGACTGAATCACTGGCCCTCGCCACGGCCGATGCAACTAACGACCGTATCGACACCATCGTTCTTAAACTAGACCCGTCCGCGAACTCCATCGTCCTCGCAGTGAAAACCGGTACTCCAGCCGGTTCGCCCAGTGCGCCTGCTTTAGTGCAGACTGACGCTGGTATTTATGAGCAACCACTCGCGAACGCTTTAGTTCCTGCCACCTCAGGTGTACCGACGACTATCACAGACCGCCGTGAGTTCCAAGGTACCCGTCTTGGTTCTTGGACTACGTCTGGCCGTCCCACTCCTGCTGGTCGGCCTCTTTTCGGTTTCAACACGACCACCGGTCAGGTTGAATATTACGACACCAACACCAGCGCGTGGACACCAGTCGGCGGGGGTCTTGGGTTCGAAGGTCAGTTCCTACTTGGAGGTATGTAAATGGCTAACGCCTACAAAGTGCTTGGGCAAAGCGACCTGCCCGCGACAACACTCACTGACGTGTACACGGTGCCGTCAGCCACGGAGACGGTTATTTCGACTGTTATCCTAGCGAACCGCACTAGCAGTGCGATGACTTTCCGTATCGCTATTCGACCGGATGGTGCGACGATTAGTGACGAGCATTACATAGCATATGACGTGCCTTTGGCTGCGAACGATTCGACGACGTTGACGCTTGGTATTACTTTAGATGCTACGGATGTGCTAAGTGTCTACGCTTCAGCCGTGGACATGTCTGTTAACGTTTTCGGCACTGAGATTTCCTAGGAGGCTTTCTTGTCTATCCGCAGATTGTCTACGTCTACCCTGACGGAACAAACCCGATATGCGTCTATGCGTGACGCGGGTTTGCCTAACGCGCCGTTTGCGGTTTCTTATCTGGTGATTGCTGGCGGTGGTGGCGGGGCTACGTCTGCTGGTGGTGGCGGGGGAGCCGGGGGTTATCGTTGCTCGGTTTCGGGTGAGTCGTCCGGGGGTGGGGCTTCTGCCGAGTCTGCCCTGAGCCTTTCTGCTGGTTCTTATACGGTGACGGTTGGAGCCGGTGGGGCTGGCGGTGTTGGTTCAACAGATAACGGTGCAAAGGGTAGCAATTCTGTTTTTTCGACTATTACCTCTGAGGGCGGTGGGTTTGGTTCTCGGGCCTCTACTGCCGGTGATGGCGGTTCGGGTGGTGGATATGGGAGCAGTCCAGGGTCGGGTGGCTCGGGCACGGCTAATCAGGGTTTTGACGGCGGTGACTGTACGGCTACCGATGATGAGGCTGCTGGCGGTGGTGGAGCCGGGGCTGTCGGACAGAATCAAAGCTCGAACAATTCTGGAAACGGTGGCACCGGTGTAGCGTCGTCTATT